GAGGGTCTAGCTTGAAACGCTGGTTGCAACGGCATAGTTACTTCTTCGTCAGCGGATATAGTAATAGCGGTAGCATTAGCAGAATTAGATACGCCTGTTATGCCTTCTTTGCCAATCTTAGTTAACGCCACCGTCTATCTCCTTATGCGTAAGGGCTATCGCCAAGTACGCTTGTATCCCAAGCTGCCTTGAGTGCCGTAATATTAGAAGCACTGTTAATAGCTGAAGCAGCTGGTGCATCACGCAGTGCAGATTTCTTAGTGACTGATGCTGCTTTTGCATCTGCGTCATCAGCTTCTAGTGCCTTCATGTACACGACATCCTCTGCATCAAGCAGTGGCTTACGAACTTCACGGATTTTGTCCTTGAAGATTACTTTGGCTGCTGTCATGTCTTCTGAAATAACAGAACCAGAAAGTGACCATGCACCACGGAAGTGGCGGTCTGATGGAACGGTAGCAGTTGAAGCATCAATCTGGTTACCGTCCTTGTCTACGATATATGTTGTTGCCATGAGGTTTCTCCTATGCGGCTACGGTTTCATCAGTGGCTAGGTCTTCAGTTATCTTCCAAGCGTTGCGCCACTCACGAGTGCTTGGTAACTGTTCTTTGCGGCAGATAACCATCTTAGGTTTGTTGCCTTCATTCCAATTGCGCCACACATGCTGTGGACAATCTTTCATAATTAGGTACTCAATAGCTTCTTCTTCAGTCATGGCCTCTACTGGCTCTGTATTGTGTAGCAAGTAACCTCTGGTATGCTTTACAAAGTCAGGCTTGGCCTCATCTTTAGCTAGTTCCCAATATACTTGCACTGGTGGTAGGATACCGCCCTGTAACGCACATGCCATCCAATTCGGGTCAGGAACGAGTATCTTAGCGCACTCATCAACGCTGTCCTCATAGACTACACGGTAGTCTGACTGATGACCTTCTAGGTTTTCCTTTGCCCAGCATAGGCGGTCAAATAGGTGTGTGCCTTGAAACTGTGGGGTCGTTGTCATTATGCTAGGTCTCCAAGCAAACCAGATTGTGTTATTGAATCAGTTAGAGTCCCAGCGTTATTATTAGATACTAACCGATAAGTCGTTGTAGTATGACTATCAACCGCCATATTACAACTGCTATCACCAGATGTTGCTACTCCCGGATAATTAGCATCTGACAGGGCATTAGTTAGAGTAAGTGTTTGCAAAGCCGTGCCTGTGTCTGCAAGACTTGATATGTTGAAGCTTTTAGTGATTGAAGTACCAGCAGCTACACATCTTGCATACGCCTTTGCACTACCATTCACTACATACTGCGTATCAACCGTACCAGCGGTGCTATGCTCAAGGGTATCTGCTTTGATTTTTCCTAGTGCCATTATGCGAGGTCTCCGTGTACGCTAGTAAATGCAGGGTCAACATCTTCATCAGAATTACTCCCATCCCGACACAACATGGCAACACTCGTGGTTGCTGCGGCAGAATGAATTTGCATTTGATTTCCACTAGCATGTGTAACATTAAAGTTTGCGTTGTTCATGTTGCTAGTAAAGGTAAAAGTATAACTACCTGTTCCATTGTCTGTCGTGCCACCTACATTGAAGCTGTCGTCTAAACCAATAGTTCCTGTACCGTCTAATCTTGCCCACATCTTACACAACCCCTGCTGCAAGTTAGTGGTCGTGCTATTACCTTCACCTGTTACAACGATAGACCCAGCAGTGCCTACGCCAGTGAGTTTGTTTGTTAGTATCTCACTCATGCTAGGTCTCCCACTACTATATAAATAGTATCATCTTCATCGCTATCAGCACCATTTTCTGTTGTAACAATTTGAAAGTTACTTGTCGTATATGTCTGTGCTTTACTGCCACTGTTACTTGCAGTGTTTGATGTTCCCGTATTATTTGTAGCAACGGAATAATTACCATCGGTCATGCTGTTAGTAAAATTAGGTGTAAACTTACCAGTTGCGTTATCTGTTAAACTTGCTGTATTGAAGCTACCATCTAGCGTTGCGTCACTACCCTCAAAATGACCTCTTGACTTTGACCCCTCTTGCTTAGTCAGCGTAGCCGCACCACCGCCTGTGCTTTGTATGGTATCTGCTTTTAATGTACTCATAGCGTCACCAATGTCCCACCGCTTTCAACGGTTAATGTAACACCAGAAGCCACAGTAAACGGACCAGTTACGTTGGCATTCTCCGTAGCTAGGATGGTGATGTCAGATGTAAGAGATTGTGCGTTGGTGCGAAACAAACCGCCGCCTTTGAAGTTGCCTTTGTTTTCAGCGGCAGGAGTGATTGTTACACCCTGCGGAGCAAGATAGTTTACAAAGATATTTCCAGTGCCACTAGATGGGGCAGCACTAAAGGTAAGTGTAGTGCCGTCAGGTATTGTGTAGGCCGCTGTGTCCTGCACAACGCCATCAACTGACACCAGTACGTCTTGCACAGAAGATACTGCGGTAGTTAGGGTAAATGTGGTATCACTACCATCCCCATTAAATCGCTGCACTGCAGTTGTACTTTGAAAGTTATCAACTGTTTGCTGACCCAGATACGGCATTAGGTTATCTCCATTATGCTCAATGTACCGCTAAGTTTGTCTGCAACGCTACAGTCTACTGTAATCTGGTCCGTAGTTTCTAAAACAACTTTGTTTCCTGCCATCAATTCCAAACTGGCTCCGACAGGAATAGGCGCATCCTTTACAATGATGCTTGTGCCGTTAGCTGTGTTGTTTGTTACTGCACGATTAGCCGTGTCACTAACTAGGTTAACTGTTGCAGTTACCTGAGAAGTGTGTATATTACTGAGAATCAAGCCAAGAACAACTGTAGTTGTACCACTGGCGGCAGTGTACATCACATACGGCGTTCCGCTTGAAGCTGGTTCGGCTGCAAAATTAACAACCTTAAATGTGTTTGCCATTTGTCATCTCTCTTTGAATATAGTATACGTTAATTATTACTGTTTGTCAACCCTATTAGCCTAGTGCAATGGCTAAAGCTGTCGCCTCGTTAGCTGCATCTGTGGCTGATGTTGCCCCAATGTCAGAAAGCACTTCTGATGCAGAGCGTCCCTCTATAGAAGTACCGTCGATACGAAGGAAGTCGTTGTCGGCTGCACCGCTGGTAAACACGGCTAGGTTGCCGTTGGATATGCCCGTAGATAATGTTGCTACGGTGGTAATTGCTGTGCCGTTCAGGGTCATTGCATCAGCTTCGAGGGTGCCGTCAATGTCAGCATCCCCAGATATATCTAGGGAAGCTCCATCTATCTCTCCTGTTACCGTAATGGAATCTACAAACGCATCCTTCCAACGAACACCTGTAGAACCCAAATCAACATCACTGTCTGACTGTGGCCCAAATATATTGTCTCCCACGTAGACCTGTTCAACGTTAGCAGCATAAAAATGTATTTCATCTGCAGTTTCAAAATCAATCTTGGTTTGGTCGTCTTCGCCAATCTTAATGTCTGTAGCAAGGAGTGAAGTGATGCCTGTTTGTGCAGCGTCAACTGTAAACGTTAAATCATAAGGGTCAGCATCAGAACCTGTAGAAACGTCAGTCCAATTAGTTGTAAGACCAGAACCAATAAACTTTATTTCTTTAGCATTAGTAATTGCTACTTCTGTACCATCGTCATCCTCTAATTGAAAGGATGTGGTAACAGCAGCTTGAGCCGCATCAACATAAGCCTTAACGGATTGTTGTGTTGGTAACAGTGTAGCACTGTCGCTTGCCATGTCGTCTTCATCAACAAACGCAGTAATAGTAATGCTACCATCCGACAAGCTACCATAAGTCATGGTGCCTGTTGTTGTTATTGCTCCTGAACCTACGTCTATAGAAGTAAAGCCGCTAGTAATCGAACCAGAGTTTAAAGCCCCGGTTGAAACTAAGTTTGGCATGGCTGTAATTTCGTCATCAAAATAGGCAGCTAAGTCCGTGACCGCTACCTGTTTCATGGTTCCATCATCGTTCAGCACTACGCGGTCAGCATCGACTACCGTCACAGAACTTGCAGCAGTGCCGCCGTCTACAATGTTTAGTTCAGCAGCAGTAGAATCTACTGCAGCTAACTTAGTAAAGTCTGCTTGTACTAAACCAGAAACACCGTCTAGTAAATTTAGTTCGGCAGCAGTAGCAGTAATCGCTGTCCCATCAAAGTTAATGGCATCAAGGTATGCTGTACCATCTATATAAATGTCTCGCCACTCTTGGCTAGAAGAACCCAAGTCGTAGTTGTTATCGTCATCAGGAATAATGCTAGAGTCAACATCCGCGCCAAACACAACATTATCAGTGGCGGCATCGCCTATTGTGATTGTGCCGCCGTTAAACGTAGTTGTGCCTGTTACCGTCAGGTTACCACCAACTCCCAAGTTACCTGAAATATCAACAGCACCGTTAATGTCAACTGTAGTCGCGGCAATTTGAATTTCTGTGTCAGCTACTAGGTCAAGCTGCCCATCTGCGCTTGAGTAAATATATATAGCAGTGTCGCGGAACTGTATCTTTTCAGTTGTGGCAATAAGAATGTCGTCAGAGAACTCAAAGTAATCCTCGTCTTCCATCCACTTTAGTACGCCATCAGTTGTTTCACCATCGAAGGTGATTGTAATGTCTGTACCTGCAGTACCTGCCCCAAATGTCAGACTGTTGCTTACTAACTTGGTAATAGGGCCACCTTCAGCGGCTGTACCGTCGTGAGTGTGTCCTGTACCTGCAGCAAATGCAGCTAGTATCTGGTTAAATTCGTCATTGGTATGTGCGGCGGTGATTGTATCCCCGTCGGTATACGAAGACTGTCTAGTGTATGTAGCACCCATCTATCTTCTCGCTCCAAGTTGGTATTCTAGCTGAAATCCCTTTAGTGAGTACGGGGCAGATGTACCCCCGTCGTTTACTCGCAAAGCCACTGCAAACCCTGAACCTTCTACCGGTTGCCTAATCAAAGGTGATGACTGTCCACCGTAGGTAGGAGTTCCGTAAGTGGATGAACCATAAAGAGCAACAACCTGTGAGGAATCTAAGGGATAGGCCGCTGGTCTTGCAGAGGTTGGGGCTTCATAGTCGTAGCGAACAAACAAGTCAGCATCGATAGCAGCTTCTGGTTTGTAGTTTAAAATTACACGTTCCATGTGTTTGCGGATACCCGCATCGTTGAACGTCATATCAGGGCTTCGGTACTTTCCTAAGATTGTAGCCCCGTCAAAATCGTTACCCTGTTCCTGTCTGTAAATATACCCAGTTGCGTAAGCCCCATGTAAAACAATTACGTTTCCCGAAGAAACAAACGTGTCTGTAGCACTAGGTCGTATTCCTCGTAGTTCGGCAAACTCAAACGCTTGCCCCTTCATAACACAAGTCACACCCTTTGTGGCGTTTTCGTCAGTTGTACTCTTGGTAAAGAAAATGCGATACTGTGTTTTGTTGGGTATGACGATGCTTTCAAACTCATCTGCAGAAGACAGGTTTTCGTCGAACAGGGACTGCACGTTAGCACTGATTGTACCAAGTTCAACGTCACCAATCCTAGCAGTACCAGCAACAGTACGAAGACCGTCAGGACCAAGAAAGATTAAGTCACCTGCAAATTCTTGGATAGTAAAGCCGTTGATGCAGCCAATCTTACGAGTAACAGGAACTACTGTAAAGTCACTGAGGGAACTGCCAGACATCTTGAATATTCTATTTTGGCAGAATATAAACAAGTCACCCCGGAAACTTTTTAGTCCGGTGATAGTATCGTCAACCTTGATGCTTCCCGCACCATCAGATGCGTTAAACCCGTCTTCATCAAAGGGTTCGCTAAAGACTACTTCTTGAGGAGTAGACGACATGCCAGCGTAGAACATGTGGTTCTTAAATGCTACGACATGCTTTGCCCCTGCTACTGAACTGTCGCTAACATCTGTGGCAGTGAATGACGTGTTAAATATAGTAGGGGCGTTAGTCTGGTCTACAACAATAATCTTGTCGTTACCGTCAAAGTTGTATCGTTCAAACTTGTATTTACCTGCGTTGGTTCGTCCACTGTCAATGCTTGTCCAACTACCACCGCCGGGAGTTGCCTGAAAGATGCTGGTGCCTCTAGCTGCCATTACCTTGTCACCAAAGGTAGCTACCATAAGTATTTTTTCAGAGCTACTGGATGTGTGAGGAACAACTACAGAAACGTACTTAGAGAAGCCGTTTATTCTTCTGTACCCACCCCCAATGTCAGGCTCGAAGTTTTCTAGTTCGAGGGCTTCTCCGGGTTGCATCATAAAAGTAGAGCGGTTGAGTATCAAACCACCCTGACAGTTAAATGCTATGGGTTGCATTCCACTTAGGTCTGCCATTCTATACGGCTCTCATGTAATCTTTTCGGTTGAGTAGTTCTACTTTCATACGCTTCAGGCCATCCTCGTATTCCTTCAGGGAAAACTGTGCGGTTTGAACATCTGAACGAAACATATGAGTATAGTATTTTGCACGGGCAATAATGATAGGTTCAAATCTATCGGGTACGATACTTGTATCAGTAGCCCCAGATAAAGTTGTGTTTGTTATATAATAATCAAATTCTACTGTACGGTTGCTATCTTTAGGTATAGGTGTTAAACCTAGTTCATCATTATAAGTAGTGTATACGTATTCTGGTTCAGCAAATCTATCGGTACTAGAACGAGTGTCTCTTTCTCTAAATCTTTCGTTGTACTCTTCATAAGAAATATACTTTAAGGGTATTGATGTTATATCTTCACTTAATTCAACTAACTTTACAAATGCTGCACTACCTGCTGCTTCGGTAAAACTAACAAAATGCGTTGTTGCTGTTGCTGTGAACGTAGTTTCAGAAAGAAGCACTTCGTTGCCACTACTAATCGTTAGAGTGACAGACTTAGTTTGAGAGCCACCTGAACTTGTTCCTATTTCCAAAGTCAGCGTCGCGCCACTTGTTTGCGTCAAAACTACGTAAGACCTACCAACAATCAAATCATCTATTTGTTGTGTTGCTTCTGCATTGGTAAGTAACAGTGTATTACCAAACTTAGAACTAGCGGCAGGGGAACCACTGACTGTTGTCCACCCAGTTATGCTTGCTGCTCCCGATACCTCATACGTGCCGTTTGTTATAAAATTCTTTGGCTTTAAAAACACGTTATCATAGTCGATGTATTTTAACGTAGATGCTATAGATGCGTGGCTGTATAAATCCTTACCTGCAATTACGTCAACAGAACCTTCTGCACGAGTAAAGGGCCAGTTTAACTCTGAATTTAAAAGGTCGGATATAGCACGGTTTATGTAATCTTTTACAGTTGTTTGCACACCACGAGAAGAACTAAACGTAGCACTGGTAAGTTCTACTTCGTTAAAGTCCCTAAGAACTTGGTTTGTTAACTCAAGATAACTACTGGGCATTTACCTTACTCTTCTTCTCTTTTAGTTTGTATTGCTTGACCCCACCGGGTAATGTACGTATAAGCTTCAAGTCTTCT